CCCGAGTTTTTCGGCCAAAACTAAAGCTAACCGCTGGATCTCAAAGCCCGCTTCGCAACCCTTATCAGGATTTAGAAAATCATATAAATTAACATCGCGCTCGCAAATAGCATCGGCCGCCACATCGATATCTAATTTAAACTTTTCTGCAAACGCTTTTACATCAGTATCCGCAGTTAAATCTATTTTATAACACAAGCTTCCTGCGCGTATTACTTTAAGATCGTTTAGCTTCAAAGAATAAGCAAAATCCCCGATCTTACATTCGCGGTCTGCAAAAAAGAGACCGTGACCGAATAAGCCAGAATCGTTGATTTCTTTAATTTCGCACGGCGATACGTGATAAATCATATACTCCCCCTCGTTTTTTTTGTGCTAATTTCGCTCTTTTGAGCTCATCAGACGCGACACGCATCGCGTGATTAGCACAGTCTTTCGACTGTGTCGGCATTGCAGCCGTTGAATTGATGCGGATTTGACCTCGGAGTAGTCGCCCGTTGGTTTTTTCCCTGCATCCCTCGCTTTTTTCCCCAATCCTATGATTGTTCCCCGCGCCCTCGAGACGCGGCATCAAAGCTCCACTACCTTATAGCCCGGTAGCCCGGTGTGTTTGAGTTTTTTATTTCTCTCGCTCACATCTTAAGTATATCATTTTGATATACACTTGTCAATGTTTTTTTATTATTTTTATATTATTATTTATAACACTTGAAAACCGCTTAAGCAGCGAAGTTGAGTAAACAAAAAAAGCAGGAAAAACGAGAAAAACTCTCAAGAGATATCGCAAAAAGATTGATGCTTGCTTTGTTTTTTTAAGTATGATAAAATTTTTATGTTCTCCTTTCCTTTTCATTCCATTTTTTTGAGATCCCGGGAAACCGGGTCTTTTTTTATGCAAATTTTTTGTTGCAAAATACGCAATTTTTACCAGTTTTTAGCAAAAGCGTAAATCTATTGTGTGATTATCAAATATCTGATAACATAAGAGTATGAGCACAGATACGAAGAAAATCGAATACAACAAGCTATCTACAAAACAACAAAGATTTGTAGATGAGTATTGCGTAGACTTTAACGGAACGCAAGCAGCTATTAGAGCAGGTTACAGCGTTAATTCTGCTGCTATGCAAGCTGCGCGACTGCTAAGTTATGATAAGATAAAGAAAGCGCTAGAAGAAAGAAAGATTGAAATTGCAGAAGAAAGTAAGTTGAAAGCATCAGATGTTATCGACGAATTGAGAAGAATTGCATTTTCTGACATAACTCAAGTAATGAGTTTTAGCGCTTCAAAAGCAAAAGTGAAGTCTTCGAGAAGGTTATCAGAAGACGCAAAGAAAATTGTCGCAAGTGTGTCTCAAACGCAAAACGGATTAACTGTGAAACTGCACGATAAAGTTAAAGCTCTCGAGCTGCTTGGTCGATATCTGAATATCTTTACAGATCGCGTTGAAGTCGAAGGCCGCGGACTTGGTTTGATTCTGAATATGAACGCCCCAGCTCCCGAAAGCGTTGAAGTCTCTGAAAGCGTTGAAGTTTCTCGATGCGTTGAAGTTGATAAAGTCTTGCAAGATTCTGATTCTGATTCTGCCGATGATTCTGCCGATGATTCTGCTCAAGCGAAAAAATCGCGCAGGAAAGTCTGAAAGTCTGTCGAGAGTCTGTCGAGAGTCTGTCGGATATTGTCGGAGAGATGCTCAAGAAAACAGGCAAGAAATAGCGCGAGTCAGTGAAAATCGCAAGTCTGACACAAGCGAATATCAGAGCAAGCAACACGGTAACAATCGCAACGCGGCAACACAAGGCAACAGAGACAAGGCAACAATAGCAGCAAGGCAGGCAACAGCAAGGCAGTAATCGCAAGTTATAGAAGTAATCGCAAGTATGCAGGTATGCGGTAGTCAGTAAAAAGTCAGTATGAGTAAGAAGTCAGTATGAGTAGAAAACCGAGAATCTACAACGCCGAAAAAACCCCGGCAGCCTTCCACGCCTCCGATGCTTTCGTTCGCGGCTTAATGGGCCCGGTAGGATCTGGAAAGTCTGTCGCTTGCTGTATGGAAATTCTATCGCGCGCGATTAGACAGCGCCCAAACTCATCGAATATCAGAAAGAGTCGGTGGGCAGTAGTCAGAAACACTTATGGAGAGCTTAAAACTACGACGATAAAGACTTGGCAAGCGTGGGTAGATGATTCTGTTTGCCCGATTGTGTATGATAGTCCGATTCGCGGTTCGATGTCGCAAAAACTCGAAGACGGAACAACGATGCAACTCGAAATTCTCTTTATTGCGCTAGACCGCCCGGACCAAGTTAAAAAGCTGCTATCGTTAGAACTGACAGGGGGGTGGATAAACGAATGCAGAGAAGTGCCGAAAGCAGTATTAGACGGTCTGACATCACGTGTAGGACGATACCCCGACATAAACGATGGCGGAGCTTCTTGGAGTGGTGTTATTATGGATACTAACCCGATGGACGAGGATCATTGGTATTACCGGTTAGCAGAAGAGGAAACGCCGGTAAATTGGGAGTTTTTCAGACAACCGCCCGCATTGATTCAGACGCAAAACGGATACCGAGGCAATCCAAGTGCAGAAAACATAAGGAACCTTAGTAAAGGTTATGACTATTACCTCGATATGATAGGCGGTAAAAATCGCGAGTGGATAAAAGTCTATGTTGAAGGAAAATACGGATCTGTGATGGAAGGCAAGGTTGTGTATCCAGAGTATAACGATGATTTACATTCTGTTGAAGATATATACTTGTTGCAGAATTTGCCGATTGTCATAGGTTTTGACTTCGGTTTAACCCCAGCTTGCGTTTTTGTGCAATTCACGCCGCGAGGTGGAATCAATGTTTTAGATGAGCTTGTTTCAAAAGAAATGGGTATAAAACAGTTTATGCGTGATGTCGTTATGCCGCACATAAATATGTACTATAAGCCTTTTTTTGATGATGGCAGTATATATGTAGTCGGCGACCCAGCAGGTGCCCAACGTTCGCAAACAGATTCAGAAAGCACTTGCATAGAGGCAATCAATTCATTTGGTTTTAAAGCAGATACGGCACCGAGTAACTCTTTTTTGCGTAGGCGCGAAACTGTTGCAAGCTTTCTAATTCGTCTCTCTGACGGAGTGCCGCTTTTTAAATTATCCCGTAAGTGTAGGCAGTTAAGAAAAGGCTTTTTAGGCGGTTACAAGTTTGTCAGGGTGCAGGTTGTAGGTGATGAGCGATTCAAAGAATATCCCGACAAAAATCAATACTCTCACGTTCACGACGCGTTACAGTATGCGGCAATGTATGCAGGTGAGAGAGAACTTAAATATCGTAAATTTTCTGATACCGAGATTGATGATGATAAAATCCCAACTATTTATAGTATGTAGAAGGAGACCAAGTATATGCAATTTTTAAGAGAACACGAGCGAAAGAAAAAGATTAAGATTAGCGATGATGAGTTGTTAGACTTGCTTATAATCGACGCACAGAAAGCCGAGCGATTCTTTTCAGAGTCTATTGCTGATGCTGTAATAATGCGATATAACCTTCTTCACTCAAACGACGAATACTACAAAAAAGCTATGCCTAAGCTTAGCGAAAAAAGCACGTTTACCAGTAGCGATGTTAAAGACATAGTTGAATGGATGATGCCTTCTTTTACAGAAGTTTATTTTGGTGCAGATAAAGTCGTTGGAATTTTTGGTCGCAGCCCGGAAGACAACCCAGAGGCCCTTGAGAAAATAATTCAGTTTCAGATGCAGACACAGAACAATAGTTACGTCGTAATAGACCAGTGGTGTAGAGATGCTATTGAGGCCGGTCTTGGTGTAGTCATATTGAATTGGGAACGCACAGAAAAAACTAAATTCAATTGGTATCGCGCAACTGCCGACGAATTCTATTCGATGGACGAAGGCAATGCTAGTTCGATAAAACAGGTAATTGCAAACGAAGACGGAACTTATGATTTGCTTATAAAAGAGCGCGTAATAACTTCAAACCAGCCTGTCTTACGAAACGTTAAGCCGGGCGAATATGTCTTCACTCCGGAGCAAGATAGTCGCGGGCGTAATATGTTCGAGTGTTACAGAAGGCACGTCCCATTTGATGAACTCGTGAATGGCGAGAGGTCAAAGAAATACAGAAACGTTGGAAACGATTTCCCTTTCATCGACCCGGTATCAGAAGACAGTAACACAATGCGCTCAATTGCTGACGCTATGTCAAACTATGCAAGAAATGAGCACGATACGAATTATGACGTAAGTGAGCGCGATGGGCAAGAACCGCGCAAGTTTGTTCTACTGCACGATTGCTACGGCTTTTATGATGTAGACGGCGACGGGGAACTTGAGTATATTCACGCTGTAATGTGCAACGGCAGGCTTTTAAGTGCCGAGGTTTGGGAATATGACAGAAGCCCAATCTTTACTATCTCTTTTTATGCAAACTCTTATCAAAAATGGAAAGAGGCTGTTGCTGATTATTTGCAAGACACTCAAGACCTGAAAACCGCACTCATTAAGCAGATTATCATTAACACAAGTCAAAACAATGCGCGGCAATTTGCAGTAGACGAAAGCAACAGTAAGGCGGTTCAAGACTTAATTGATGGCAAGCAAATAATTAGGCTTAACTTATCGGGAAATCGCACAATTAACGATTTTATTCAAGCGATGCCGAAATATGAGATAAGCTCCGAAACTTTTAATCTTATTGAGTTTGTCAACTCTTGGAGCGAGCAGAAAACGGGGATTACAAAGTATAACCAAGGTTTGGATTCTAGCAGCTTAAACAAAACGGCGACAGGTATAACAAAGATAATGGTGGCCTCACAGCAGCGCTTAAGAAAAATGGCTAGAGACGGTGCGGAAAACGGTCTTATTCCTCTTTACAAACACTTAATAGAGCTAAACACAAAACATTTAGATAGGGAATTTACGTTCCGAGTTGCTAACGAATTTTTCGATTTTAAGCCGGATGACATAAAAGGGGAATTCGACGTTATGATTACTAGCAACATTGGATTGCAAGATAAGCAATTGACGATTCAAAATCTTATGATTATGCTAAGCAATATATTACCGCAGTTAATGCAACTTGGCGTTGCAAGTCCTATTGGCGTTTTTAATACAGCCAAGCAAGTGATTCAAGAGATGGGCTTTAATAATACTGAAAAGTATATCGGCATAAGTGAATCAGAGATAAAACAACAGAACCAACTGCCTAATATCATAGCGAATGCTTTATCCAATCTCGGACTTGCTCCGGAAGTGATACAGCAAATAACAATGGGGATTATGACTCAAATTCAGGGAGGACAAACAAATGCTACCTGACATAAGTCGCGAAGAATTGACGCGATTAGCTATGGAAGATGGTGAAATCGCTAAGGCGGCAAAGCCTTTTGTTGACGCTTATTGTGAGCGCATATTGGAAAGATGTTGCAGAGAGTTTGCAGCACAAGAAATAAATTATTATCAAAATATTGATAACAAGTTGATTTTTATGCTACAATTACAAATA